ATACGAGCTACGCAGCCAACCTCATCGGTCAACAGCTTAGTGCTAGCTGATTGCAGGGACGTTGTGTTAGATATTAGGTGAATGCTGTTACGGTTGAACACCATTAGGTTGTCCTCAGAAAAGGAGTGCAACCCTACAGTGAAGTCAGCTTCACCTGCATTGAATCTGTACTGAGCGTAGATTTGATCGTAGGTGTCGGAGTCCAAGATGTCGGATGCAATGACCTCATCGATAATGCCCCTTGATGTATATGAGTTCGCACTTGCATCTACCGAGAATTGAAACGGCATGACCAACCTACGTTGATGATACACAGCAAACTCAGGGGCTGGCATATGGCTGAATCCAAGACCTACGGATACTCGCTTTTGAACAGTACCATTTTTGTTGGTAGCGTCAGCTTTATCTGTAGAAAAAGTAAAGGTAGTTGTGCTAGGTATCGTTTGCACAGTTATGGTATCGCCTACTGAATAAGTAGAGGAACCCGCATCAGTAAAAGTTAAGGTGTCCCCAACTAACAAGGTAGCAACTGCTGCTGTACTTGCAGTAGCTGTAGCAACTCCACTTGCATAATCAATATCGGTTAGAGACAGAGGCACTGGCTGCGTATAGGTTCCGCTAGCAACCTTGGTAAATGCAGGAGTTCCGCTAAACGAACCATTCCATTCTAGGGCTACTTGACCCTTGCGGAAGATAAATACCTTATTGAATGCTTGGAGCATTGATGAGTCAGGCGGCACAGTTTCGCCTGTTGGGTAAGCAATGTCTACAGTTGCGTTCGTCGCTAGGTTCTTAGCAACAACCTTAAGATTGGAGGCAATGAGGATGTACTGACTTGCGTTCTCATTGGGATCACTGAACTCAGTACTCGCATAGACTTCGGTAACTGCCCCTTGGTCAAGGACCATATTGAACCCAATAACAGCCTGTGTTGTGTTGGCGTTTAGGTTAAAGGAGGCGGTTCCGGTTCCTGATCCCGCTCCCGTAGCAGTAAAAACAACGTCTACGGCATTTGAAGATGCGCCAATAGCAGTAAAGTCCGTGCTACCTACACTCTGAATGGTATAAGTTTTTCCAACTAAAAAGTTGCCTGCTGTTGTTATAAGGTCTTCTGGCAAAGCAACGGCTGCACTGTAGCTTTCGTTGTCACCCGTCAAGGCGTATTTCAACGTCTTAGTTCCGTTTCCGTTATCTGTTACGGAGTCTAAGGTATGTGAAGTAGTAATGATGCCATCCGAATCGGTATTATTAGGGTTAACTGTAGTAAAACCAAGACCCTCTACCTGAACAGAATTAGTAGCTACAAATGTATGCCCGGCCTCTACTGCTGGGTCATTGATGACAATGCTGACCTGATTAGCAGAACCAACAAGATTTGCTGACTCAATAGTCGTAGGAAGCAAAGCTGTGACTCCATCGCCAATTTGTGCCTCAGTCGGAAGTCGAAGTACATCTCCACCTACGGCAAACGGGGCTTCAATGACCTCGATACCCTTTCGGACCTGTGCTTCACCATTGCGGTCAAAGCGGACGTTCTGAGCATCAGCCAGCATACCGCCTTGCAGCTGATCAGGTCTAAGCCTATTGTTGAACCCAACAAAGCCTACATCCCCGTCTTTGAGGATGCGGTCATCTAGGCTAGCGTATGACCTGTACTCCTGCATTGATTAACATCTCCAACGCTTCAAGGCTAGTGCCTTCCTTGTTGGTCTACCTTTTTTGTCCTTCATTGGACCCTTGACTCCTGCCATTCTAGCGCAGAATGATTTCTTCCGGGCAAGTCTCTTACCTGTCGGATTTTTTTCAGTAACAGGGGGCTTGAGGTTAGCACCTGTCTTACGCTTAAAGTAAGCACGACCAGCAGCAGTCAGTCCTCCCTTTCTACTTTTGTGTTCCTTCCTCATTAGCTTCTGACCTTTGCTCTGGGTGTGTTGGCTACAACTGTCTTTCCTCTGGCTCCTGCTTTCTTTTTCTTTCTAGCAGTGCTTGCTCTCTCCGCTTTCGTGAGGCTGAGAGCCTTTCTTTTAGGCAAGCAACGGTCAGGGTTTTTCTTATCTTTCGACGTTCCGCAAGGGCCTTTAATCGATCCATCAGTCCCTATCCTTACCCAGTTCTGCTTGAGCCATTGTTTGAGTTGAGCCATTATTTTAAAAGAAACCCTTGTTCATTTATACTACCGTGTATTTTTTTGGAATAAGCATCAGCTTCTTGTCCTGTCTTAAATTTTGGATAACGATCAAGTCCCATTTGTCTAGCCTTTGCTACAGCCTCATCGTTTGTGAGTTGCTTACCGTCTACCATCGTCGGAATAACAAAATGCATTTCTTTGTCTCCTTCACCAAAAGAAAATGTGGCAAGTTTAACATTACTACGAGTTCCATCTTTATTTTTAACAAAAGGATGTTTAGTAGGAAAAATGCGAATACTAGGTTTTTTATCCTCCATTACCTACCCTTACGTTTGCCACCTTTAGCCTTCTTAGCATAGTTTGGATCCTTGCAGTACTTAGACGCAGCAAGGTTGGCGTAAGCGGACGGATACGTGTCAAACGTCCGCCTCGCCCAAGCCTTACCTTCAGGGCATATCTTACCTCCGCTTTTTGCTCTTTTCTTTGCCATTTTTTACAATAGATTTAAGAAGCTTGGCTTGCCCGGCGTGAGCCTTAGAAGCCTTCTCAAGCTTTCTTGCGACGGTTAGTATTTTTCTGTGCATTTCTACCCCTTAGTACTTTGAAGTCGGCCCCGGTAATCTTGTTACGAGGGGGTGCAACCCTAGCTATCTTCTTTTGTTTTGGACTGTATTTGCTAAATGGCATTACTTCTTCTTCTTAACCATTTTTTTGACTGTCTTCTTTTTTGCGGGCATCTTCTTTTTCATACCCATTTTTCCGTAGTGACCTGGCATTGTATTATCTCCTTGTTTATTTGATTATTGATTTAACCCAAGTTACAAACTTGGATGCGATTGATTTTACCTTAGTGATAAATTTGTCTTTAGTTTTGCAGATGCAGCACTTCATAATTATTTCTTTCTTTTATTGTGAAAATCAAAAAGGACTTTTACCTTTTCTGTTAGGGCTTCGATATTGTAGTGCATCCGAGCCAGCACAATGATAAGGGTAATAATGCCAATAGCGATAGGCCAGAGAGATGATATGATTTGTAAAATTTCATTCATTTAATGGTAGAGGAGCCGAAGTAGAATCCAACAATGGCTAGAACTGTTTGACGAACCTCTGGTAGTATAAGGTAACCGTTTAGGGTCTCGTACTTGATTCCCTTGAATAGTCCAAAGAAGTGAGATGTCTCCTGTCCTACGGTAACTCCCTCAGGGCTGTGAGCCAACAAAAAGGGGGCTACAACGACCGCAAACAGGACGGTGCATACTATGACCCTCCTGACCCATTCACCGCCCCTTGAGGCGGCTTTCTGGTGACTCTCGTCGGCGGCTGCTTGCTTCTTGATCATAGCGTCCACAGTGCCTTGCTGATTAGCGACAAGCTGTCCAATCAGTTTGAAGATAAAGCCAGAGGCTCCTCCTCCGATCATTGCTATGAGTTCAGGGGTCATTTCTTTCTAAGTTCCTTGATTACCTTGATTGCGGATACGGACATATAGATGAAGGTTGCTAGACCTACACAGAATCCAAGCACTTCGTTCACAGGCGATAGTCCAATAGTGGCAAAGAATCCACCTGTTCCAATTGTTGATCTGTAGATAATATCTTGCATAGCATTTAGTCTTCGTCAGGGTCAGGTAGGGGTGTGTAGTGATCAACGGTTGATGCCTTCTCGGAATCATCGAGGTCGTAGTCCGTTACGTCCAATGCCCAGGTATGGTCAATAGTCTCAACAGGGTAGGTAAGCCAGCGTGTGCCTATGCCGTTGTCTTCGATCCAGTAATCAAAGCCAATCTCCTTGCCTTCTTCATCGGCTCGCCCAATGGCGGCCTCCTTGCTTGCGTATATTAGATAAAGCATTAGAATATTGAGTAGTGACTGTTAATGTTAGTTTCTATAGCAGTACGATTATTTCTTTGATCTGAAGTATAAACAATCATTTCATTTATAGAACCAATATGTTCAAGAACATCTGAATGTACACCGCCACCAATAGTAAATCTATCTAAAGTAATAGTGCCTACATCTACATCCTCATCGTCCTGCGATAATGTACCATTTTTACCAAAATCAAGTAGAGTGCCACTACTTGCAAAAGTCATTAAAAATTGAGTATCGTCCGTGTATGCTGCATCAGTTTCTTGTTTAACAGTTGCAGAATCATCTGATATTTTGTATCCGTATTTATCAATAAATGGATGACTGCTTACTTGAATTGAGGGTATAGTTGTTATTGATCTTTCAAATGCCCACAAAGCCCTAACCAAACTAGCCGATTGCCTAATTGCTACAGTAAAAACACTTAAAGGTCTGTCCTCTCCTGAAACGACTGAAGCTAAATTATTAGCTGATAAAACATCATCACTCCCATCAAACAATAATCCTCCAGTTACTAAAGAACCAGCATTGACAATTTTGGGCTGTAATGAGGCAGTTGCTTGCACGGCATTATTGCCATTAACTGACTGGTCATACCAAGTCTCTACAAAGCCGTCATTGCCAGAACCTACAAAGCTAACTAATGCACCTGAGTTAATTTCAGAAACAGTAAAGTCCTGCTCGCTATTATCATTTGATCTACGGACACGCACAACCTTGGGATCACCACCAGTAAGGCTACGGAGGCTATATGCCGCCGCAGGATCAGGAGCAATCTGTGTGATGCTCTCTCCTACTGAGTTCAGCCTACGCTGGCGACCCAGGGCTGAATCAAGGCTAATGTGCATATTAGACCTTGTGTAGTTGCACTAGTCCACCGCTAATTGTAACGGAGGTAAAGTTACCATATATAATTGTACCTGCTCCAAAGGATGTAAGGAGGTCGGCAGAATTTTCTACATTAGTAGCGGTCAATGCTGAAAGGGTTGAATCCTTCAGGAACTGGATAGCTCCAAACGTACCGGCGGTTGCACCGTCAGCAGCATTGATTACTATTGAACCTACGGAGCTAAACTCCAGTGCGTTATTTCTTGAACTTGCCATAATTGCGTATTATATCACAGGGGGTTATTATCGGGACTGCCGATTTACATAAGTGGAGAACCGCTTGTTCACGGTATTGTTATTAGAGATTATATCAACCTTCTCAAGTTCTAGGGCTAGGGCAACGGTAGCTGTATTTTCTTCAGCAAACGCCTTGTCAGTCTGACCGTCCATACGGAGGAAGTCAGCATAGGTTGCGTGAGCCAAGTAAGCAAAGAACTCCGCAGGGACCTCGACAGTGCTATTGGTAAAGTCCTCAACCGTTGAGCCTGTTACTGTAAATGGAGTGAACTCCTTTTTGTAAGAAACAAATGCTGAGTTGTCAGTCGTGCTAGTAATATTTAAAATGTTAGCTCCATCGAAATCTACAAAGAAGTCGTACTCAATAGCGGACTGATTTAGAAATGCTTTTTTTCGATGAATGCGATTAAAGCTACCAATGGTATTCCTGCCCGTCTGAGCATAAGGAATAAGTTGTTTATCTACAATCAGTGGAGTACCAGATACTAAAGTAGTCGTTAAAGTCCACGTCACAACCTCAGATGGGTTGTCTTTTTTGTTAGTATCAGCTTCAACTAAAACGGTGTCTCCTGCCGTTGCATCTACAACAATTGAACCTTCTGATATTGTATTTAAATCAATACTACCATCAACCTCAATTTCCCATCTATTTGTGCTTGTTCTTTTATATATAACCGTAGCACTACCTATTGAATCGCCACTTTTAGTTCCTATAGCGGGATTATAATAAACATTAGTTCCAGCGACTGCCCCGCCCGTTCCATTGTCTTGTCCAAGTAAGATGTAATTTCCGTTAATCTTTGCCGACTGATCGGATGAACTTCCTGCCCCCAGACCGCTGATATTTAAAGAAATAATATCACGCTCCTCAGAGGTAACTAAGTATCGAGGCCAGATTGGACTCTCGTTAAATGCTTGTAAGAACCTGCGGTTAATCAGATTAGCCACATCATCTGCTTCTGTAGGAGCAAAGGATCCAACACCAGCCAGGGATTGGATTAACTTAAAAAGATCACCGTAGGTTCTGGTCTGCATTAGATTTTGTTTGGGCTAAGTTCTGGGAACTTCTTATTGTAGTACTTTAAAAATTCTTTAGAATGCACAGTCTTTTGACCGTACTTCTTGATTAGTCGGAAGTATTCCCGATGAGGAATAGTTGCATC